TCCATTATGTAAGTTTGTGTAGTAGAAAATTCAAAAGGTATTAATCTTGTTTTAGCAGCACTTGATTTTACTTCTGCTATAAACTGAGTACCTACTCTTCTTGTTGCTGCACCTTGAGGATGAACTAAAAAGTTTTCTAAAGTTTTGCAACTTGTATTATATTTTTGAAAGTCAGTTCTACCATCTAATTTAGCAGAAAATTCACCACTTACAAAAGAGGTTAAAGCAAGAGTTGTTCTAGGCATAAAATTTGAAAAGTTATTTTAAAAATTTATTTTTGTAATTGATCTTTAGGTCAAACATTGGAGGTTAAACGTACTTAAAGGTCAAAACGAAAACACTAGATAACAGCAATAATGGCGATTGGATTTGACGGTTCAGTCGCCATTTCTTTTTACAGTCGAGCATCCGTAAATTCGTTGGCCTCAATCGTATCAACTGAGTTCTCAGTAGCGTCTATAAATCTAGCTTCTCTTAATCTTTCATCTGCTCTAGTCATGTAGTTATTTGCTAACGTTGCATTGTTAGTTACAGCATAAGCAATATCAGCAGCTAACTGATGTGAGATAGCTTCTTGAACATATACATCGTAATTATTTGGATCTGTATCTAAAGCTACATAAACTAAATAAACAGTACCTTCATTTGTTTTTATTTTTCTACCTTCAATTTTGTATTCTAAAGCTGATGCTACACTATCTGTTGTACCGTTATGTATCTTTAAAACTCTTAAACAATCAGTCGGTAACGTGTATTGATTAGAAAATTCTATAACTGGAGCCGCACTATCTTTTGCTAACTGTACTCTTTTAATTAAACAGTTCCAAGGATGTGATCTAAAAATTCTATTTCTTACTGGCTCGTATCTTTGATTACAAAGACGAGCGTTTTTTGTATCATCGGTTAATGCCGATATAGTGCTAGCACCCAGCAAATTTAATGCTGAGTTGCAGATGTCTACTACTGATGCCATTATACTTTTGCTCCTATTTGTTTACATTCAAATTTAACAACAATTTTATTTTCGTTTATGTGGTTTACATCCCACTCTTCTAATTCTTGTAAGTTTCTAAAAGTCTTTTGTGCTATAGCATAACCAGCATTTACACAGTCATAATGACTACTAAATTGAAAACCTGATATAGTGTTTGATGGACACTGACCAGTATTAACGCTGCATAAGTATAGTATTAAAAGATATTTCATAAAAATTTTGTAGCCTGGCGGATTGCTCCGCCAAGCCATAAGTGATTAGTTCACTATGTACTCAATGATAAAACTTAGGTCGCCAGCTGTATCACCAGCAGCGTCAAAAGTTAAACCAATGTAGTAGTAACCGCCTGGATCTGAACTTTGTCCAGCATCTTCCCAGACTTGTTTACCCATAGCGTTGATATTTCTAGCTTCGAAAGCTACTTCAGTACCAGTTGTTACAGCACCTCTAAGATCAGTGATCGCAGAAGCATAAGCATCATCATCAACAGCTACTCCAGCAGTTGTGTAGATACCTACGTCTGTAGTGTTAGTAGTACCGCTATCTAAATCATCGTTAAATAATTTGATTGAAGTAATACTAGCGTTAGTTGGAACTGGAGCTAACATTACAGTATCACTCGCAGATAAATCACCAGCAGCTAAGGCAATAGTACCTTGAGCTACTCTTTTAACACCATGCAATTCGTGCGCAGCGTTTTTTACCTGAGGTGTTGCTTCGAAGTTAGTAATAAGATCAGTATTTACGTTTGCCATAATTATATCCTCCTATTACGCTTCGTGAGCTTGTATTGTAACTACTTTTTCTTCTTCCATTCTAGTAGCACCGATTGATTGACATACATAAACTTGAGTTGAGTAACCTTTGTCAGATCGCTCATCTATTCTAGTCATAATGTCTTGACCGATTGCCATCTTTAAACCATCCATAGCGTAAGCTAAGCATAGTCTTTTAGAAGATGATAAAGTTAGTCTGTTAGACACAATAAAGTTAAAACCAAGAAACGTTGAAACTTCTCCGTTTGCAAGAGCTTTAACAGTATTAAAATCCGAGCTAGTGATTTGTGTAGTACCTAACAAGTCTGATATTTGTTTCGGTCCGACAACAATGTATCTCGGAATACTTGGATCTACTGATGCACTGTCCATAATTTCTTTAGCATTACGTAACTTTGCAATAGTTAATCCGTCAGTACCACTTTCAGTGATCTTTTGTCCTGAAGGTAAAGTAGTAGATGTACTACCAGTTTCACCAGTGAACGCTGTACCACTTGCAGCAGCAATGATTTCATCATCCATTGCTCTACCTAATGCGTAAGCAGCAGCTAGTGCGTAAGATGATGTTGGATCGATTAGAGTTCTAATCTTATCCTGATTGTCGATAAGATCAGCGTACTCATAATCAACGAGACTTACTCTTCGTCTTGAATGAGGAGTGTCGATTTGTGGAGTATCACCGTGTCTAGTTGTTCTTTTCACAGCAGTAGCAACGCCTACTTGATCGAAGAAAGCGTTTTTACCTACAATACTCTCACTATCAACAGAACCTCTAAGAAGAGAGCCTTTTTGTTGGCTAAGCATAGCAACGTTATTACTGTATTGCTGTACAAAAGCCGTAGTTATTTGAGTTGACATTTTATGTCCTCCTCTATTGGTTGATTGTGATTGATTTATCGATTTGATTTTCCGATTACTCGGATCTCGTCTTTCGCTTTATAGTCGCCAATTAGACTTTACTCGAAGCGGTCTTTTTAGATTGTCGCTTAGAATTTCTTTTTACCCAGTCATAATAATTATCTGCAACTGGTATCGGATCTCTCCGTTCATTCTCAGGTGAAAACTCAGTAGCTAGTCTTAAACATTCTAGTCTAACTTCTGTCTCAGAGATTTCTCCTTGTGGTTCAAACTTTTCGTTAGCCATTATTTTTTAGTTCATAAAGTCTTTGAACTTCACCAACAGCTTTACGATGGTTGACGTGAGTTTTATCCCAATATGCAGAACCAGGTTGAGTTAAGCTTTCTATTTCACTGTCTATTTCTTTAACAGTCATAGCAGATGTAGCTTCACCTTGAACAATACCATCTTCCGATATTTTAGAAGCAAGATCAGCAAAGGCTCTAACTACTTGTGGATGGTTGCCTAATACAGATCCATCAGCAAGCTTAGTGTTACGTAGAAAATCTGCACCAAAAGTATTAGTCGCAAGATTTCTGGCCTGAGCTATTTTTAAATCATAAGCTGGTCCGTACTCTTTTCTTAGTTCGACTTCAGCTTCTGCTTTTGCAGCTTCTTCATTTACCAAAGCGTTTTGCTCTGATTGTTCAGCTATAGAATTATAATAATTAATAATTCCTTGTGCTTGTTTGGGTAATAAACCTAATTTATGAGCTTCCTCAGAAAAAGCTTTTAGTGTTTTTTCTTCAAGCTTTGTTTCTTTTGGTAACTCATATTTGTAACCATCAGGTGTTTCTGGTCTACCAAGTCTCTCATATACAGCGTTCCAATCTTCATCGGTAGCTAGTTTATTAGGTACTGGTATTTTATCTGCACCAACTAATTTTTGTGAGTGTAGATAAGACTTTACAAAATCATCCATATTGGAAAAATTCTGTAAAGATTTTTCTTCTTTATAACTCTCAGGAATAAGAGATTGAAAATCTACTTGTTGTTCTTGAGGTTGTTGCGATTGATCCGATACGTCAGCTGTTGCTAATGTATCAGATTGCGTGTTTGCAGTTGTCTGATCCATAGATTACTCCTTTTTTGAGATCATCGCTTTTATGAAAAGAAGAACTGATCTTTGACCTTCCATAAATGCGGTTTCGTGCGAGCTGTCTTTACTAAACGTAGTTACGTTGTTATGACATCTCTTTTCTAAATCCGAGATGACTTGTGCGCCTTCATCGGAACCAAAGACTATTTTGTAGTGTTTAACTAAGTCTTTAATTTTTTTATTGCTGTTTTCCATTTATAGCTTGCACTAGAGGCGCAGCATTTTTAGCTTGTTCAGATTGCATCATTTCCATTTGCATCTGAGCTTGAGCGGCTTGTTGTTCTTGACGGACCGCTCTAAGTTGTTCGACTTCCTTGTCAGATTTAATCATCTTCGCTGGTAAGCCTAAAATATTTATTATTTGTTTTACTAATCCATTTTCATCAATGTAATCAGTAACTGGTGATATTTGAGAAATAGAACCAAATATTTCTAATCCTCTCATAATACCTTCTAGCTGTGTTCCTTTTTGTGCTAAAGCAACTGGAGAAACATATTCAATTTCTATCTGTTGATTTGTTAAAACTTCAGGAGCTGGTAAGAACTCTTTGTTTCTTAACATAATATTAAACACTCTAATAATAAGAGGTTGTAATAACTCTTGTTGAAGTCTACCAATTACTGGACCTAGTATTCTCATCTTCTCTTGGTTACGCTGCATTACTTCAGTCGCTGTCATTGTTCTATTTTCTTGAATTAACAGCTGGTCGACATGAAAAGTACGTGAGATAGCTCTTCGTCTTTGATCTTCCATATTAAGACCTAACGGATTGTTAGCTCCAATATTCAAAGGCTCTATTCTATCTCTTGAACCAGATCGATAATAATTTAATGATCCAGGCGCAGTTCTGATTGGCAATATCATTGCGTCATCGGGAACTAATAAAGGCGGATCTACTTGTTTTTGCGCAGCCTTCATTGATACTTCTACCATCTTGTTAAGAACCTTAACATCAGGAAGCGAGTTCATTCCAGGCGATCTGCCGTAGATTTCGTTCGATGCTTTTAAGTATCTTGGAACGACATATGGAAATTCTCGAAACCCACCGATAGAAATTATGTGTCCAGTTTCATATTCCATATAAACGGATTGAAACGGCATATTTTGTTTATCTAATTTTTTAGGATCAAAAACATTTCTTCGTCTAACAACGTGAACCATCTCAACGTCATCAAACGGTGTCTTTTGAAACTTAACTAATAAATCTCTACTTAATTGTTCTTTACCAAAACGATCAAATGCTGCCTTAGCAGTCATTTTAAATTTTCTATAAATAGTATCTACAAATCCTTTTTGATCTTCAGTAATATAAATTTCTTTAATGTGTCTAGCAGAGAACCTAACAATATCGTCTTGGTCCTCTTCTATAAATAAACAAGAAGTACCAAAAGCAATTAGATCGTGATAGTTTTCAAATATCTCTTGTTGAAAGTTTGATCTAGCAAATGCAACGTACATTTTATCCATTGCATCTTCCAACCACTCTTTAGCCTCATCGCTATCATTTAATAAGGCTTCTTTATATCTAAGCTGAAACCATCTAGTAGCTGTTGATGTAAGCATACCATGTAAAGAACTAGCTAGTAATTCTAAACTATGTACTGCTGTAGCATCAAAAATCTGTACGTTTCTCTTATCACCTTTACTTCTTTCTTTATTAATATCTGACTTTCTTGGAAGCATATAATCAGCAACTTCTTGCCAATGGCTTTCCCAGTTTTGTCTTTTAGTTTGTAGACGTGATAAATTATCTTTTAACTCTTTTGCGAGTTCTCTAAATTCTTGTGTTTGCATATTAACCTAATAAAACTTTTTTAGATAATGTTAGTTCCTCATCTGGAACATTTAAGATAGTTGCTCTTCTACCTTCTCTTTTAATTCTTAATAATCTTTGTGCTTCTGTTTCTTCTGGCATCTCAACATTTGTTGGTCCATCAGGAGCAGCATCAACAGCTGACATTTGAGTTTGTGCAGTTAAAGATCCACTTTGTTTAGCAAGTTCTATACCTTTAGGATTGTCGTCTCTTCCGCCACCAGTATTCATTTTTGGTGCTTTGTAATCAATTTTTTCTTTAGCTTCGTCATAACCATAAACATCGCCTGAC